CGCATTGCTACGTCCGTCAACCGCTTCTGATGTCATACCTTCAGCACCAATCCTGTTGTAGCGTTTAACTGCAACTTCTTTAATCATGTAACTAAACCTTTCCGGTATTTGTTCAACTTCAATAGGTAACATTGATAACAACTGGCTTTCACAACTTTTTATAATTTCCTCTAATTGTTCATCTTGCTTTTCATCTTTAAGGCCAATACGTTTTTTTACATCAGCTAGCGTAGTCATATAACCACCTACTCTAGCGACTCAAAAGTGTTGATAATTTCAGCTTTTGTTTGTTTTTCATCAACTTGTAAGCCAGCAACACTTGCTATTTCGACAAGTTCTTTTTTGGTTAATTTGTCATTTACAATGTAAATCATTTGTTCGTTGCGTTTATTTTCAACACTAGCTAAAGCTTTGATACGTTCATCTGTAGGATCATAACCTTTGCGAGGGTAGACATGCCCTTTCATATAGACATGTCTGTTATCTTCTAAATCTGTAAAATCTACTTTAACAATTCCAATGATTTCGGGCATGTTACCACTCCTAATTATTTATTAAACTTCTCCTGGATTTGAAGATGGTTTTGCATCAGCAGGAACTAACTTAGCAAACGCTTTATCATCAGCGATATGCAATGCTACATGCATAGTTGCACGTAATGCCACCATGTCTTGTTCAAACAAGTTTACAGGTGTTCCATCTTCATTTTTGACTGTAGATAATTGTGCAGTTTCATCGATTTTGTATTCAATTAATTGAGGGATACCGTAAATCAACTTATCGAAATCACCAGTGATTAACTCACCACGTTTTAAGTTGCTTGATTTAAGGTTAACCACAGGTAGACCATCTAACGTATCACTGTTACGGTCATAAATACGTTCTTTCGTTTCAGGATCTACAATTTTACGTAACAAGCTTCTGTTTTGTGTTTTTGAGATAAACGCATTTGCTTCTAATTCGTCATCTTCAAGTAATGCCTCTAAATCAATAATGTTATCTTGTGTGAAGTCACCTTTAATAACCTTATTAGTTTTTTCAATTGATTGTGCAATTGATTTACCGAATGGATTGTTACCTTGATTCAAAATACCCGCTTCATCAAACTTTTTATAGAATGCTTCAGCAATCATAGGCTTCATTTCTTCAAAGAATTGTGAATAAGTGTAATTCAAAAACTCTTTTGTTACAGGTAAGATAACCCCTAATTTAAACGCTCTCATAGTAGCATTAACCCATGTAGCTTTAGATGTTTCGATTTTTTGACCTTCACCTACCCAGTAAGCACCTGGTTTATCAGCCCAAAAAGTAAACTTCTTCTCAGTACCTTCCATTGGTTCGTACTTACCTAATTGCATAATTTTAGAGTTTTCCATAACCTCTTGTAAGATGGGCGTTGTGAATTCATTCATCAACGTGCCATCTTTCTTTTCGTGCATCATTACATTATCAGGGTTAAATACTTGCGGTTTAACATTGTTACTCGCAAAATGTTGCAAATTTAATTTTAATTTTTGTGTTTGTTCCATTTAAATGCCTCCGTTAATTTTTAATAATTCTTTTTTGTCTAGCTATTTCAGCTAAGTTTTTCGGTTTATTTTTAGTCGAGTGATTAAATGAATCTCCACCAGTCAATGGCGATTGTCTAGCGTTAATCTTAACCGCTTCATTAACCGCTTTTTTTACTGCATTAGAAAAAGCTTCAACATTCAATTTAGTTTGTTCAGCAGTATCTGTTACAACTAAATTAACAACCTCATCTGATGAATCAACTTCTGCTTCACTTAACATTTTCCTTGCTTCTGAACGCATTTCATTTAATTGTTTTTCTGAGCGTAATTGCTCCAGCTCTTTTTCCATTTGTTCGCGTTCATATTCAGCGATTTGATCTTTGTTCATTTTTGCTAATCGTTTAGCTTCATCAACAGCTTCTTGTTTCTCTTTTTCTTTCTGCTTCATACGACGACTTAATTCTTCTTTAAGACGCTTGTTATATTCTTCTTGTAGTCTTTTTTCGATTTCTTCTTCTGAATTAGTCTTTTTGTCTTGTTTGTCTTTGCCTTCATCATCGTTGTTATCTTTTGATTTTCCATTATCTCCATCTGATTCTTCAGCAAAAAACTGTAACTTGAGTTTTAACTTTTCTTGGATATCCATAGTTTTTACACCTCATTTATTTACTCTTGATTAGTTTTAAGCCATACATGGTTCGGGCTGTTACACTTGCATCTTTTATTGTCATAAGCATGGTTTGGACATAAAAAATAGCCAACACAATTAAGTGCTAGCTATTAAAAGAGAGGTTCATTATATTTCGATTTTTCTTTATCGGCTAATACTGCCGACCTTACACTGTCTAAGTTTGCATCAATAATAACTGTTTCGTTTCGCTTTTGTAACTCTTTACGTATACCTTTTAATTCTCTTGCTATGTCTCTAAGGTATTTGTCAGTATTACTCATATTAGTATCCTCCAAACATTTAATTTACTGTCATACAAAACTAACTTGCCTTTAAAAAACTTTACTTTTAAATCAATCACCGCTTTTCACTTTCCCTCCGAAGTATTTTGTTTTTCGTTTCTTGCTTGGTTTTTTCGGCCACATAGATTTAGGTAGTAAAGCGCAATCTGAACGACAATTGATATGCATAGGATAGAAATTAACACCAATTTTAGCGTCTTTAACTTTGAATATTTCTCCATTAAGCCCTTTGCATACTTTAGTTGTTCTATTATCGATTTTTGCAATATACATATAATATCCTTCCGGTGAAATTTCTTTCATGCTGTCAATGCTTGATTGTGCGTGAACACGTGCCGATTCCGTATAAAGCAATGATTTAATTGCTGCGGTCTTTTGTCGTGCTGTGCCTTCGAATTTATTTAAGTGCTTGCGCATATCTTTAACATATTCATTAGGATGTCGACCTCTAATAACTACATTAGCAATTATTTCTTCTACTTCTTGTTTCATCGCTTCAGTATTAGTCCATAATCGCTCTGACCAAACGACACCATGAAATTGTGTATCAACGATTGTATCTATAACTTCTTTAGCTACTTGTACACCTTCACCTAAAATACCCGCTTGATCACTGAACACACGATAAGCTGTTGATTCGAAATATTCCCTCATCGATAATTCTGTTTGAGCTGTTGCATAAGCAATTAAGAATTCTATTTGAATCTTTAACATCTGTTCTCTAGATACATACATCTTAGTGTTATACTTCTTTAATTCTTCATTTGCTCTATCGCTAAAGTCCTTGTTTTCGACCAATCTTTTTGCTTCTTCTTGAAACGCTTTTACATCGAACTCATCAATAATCTTTTGTGCTTCTTGTAATGTAACGCCTGCAAAATCTCCGTACTTAACAATAAACGCATTGATCTCTTTTTCAATGCGCTTAATCATCATATTCAATATACGTTCTATTTCTTCAGCTTTAGTTTTATCACGCTTCAACTCATTCTCGATTGCTTTGCGTCCGCGTTCTTCCCAATATTCTTGAGTGTTTTTGTTAGGCAATTACAATCATTCCTTTTTATCAACAGTATCTTTTGTATCATCATCTTGTTCGTCATCATTGATGTCTCTAGGGTCTTTATAAATACCTTTTTGAGCTTTTTTAATAGATTCTTTCTCATCTTCTTCTATTTTCTTGACTTCCAATTCAGGGTCTTGGAAGAACGAGAATAGAGACATCAAAGTTGTTTGACTAATCTTCCCGCCAGAATCAATATAAGCTTTTAATTCTTCAATCAATGATTTAGGTAAGTTTCTGTTGTATACGTACCTAACTGTATTGAAATCTTTGTTAGCGTCAATTGACCGTGTGTTTTTAAGTATCGTCTCTAATAACTTAGCACGACGTCTTAACCCTTTAGTAAACAATCCTTCTTTAGTTTTAGTACGTTGTTCCAATCCAAATAATTTGTATTTCATTGCCTCGCCCGATTGAGTGCCACTAAAGTTATCATCTTTCATGTTAGGCGTGTTGGTAAACATGTGTATATCACTGTTCAAACGGTCTTTATAAGCTTCGGTACCTTGTACATCGTATTGCTTATAAATATAACCACCGTCAACTGAACCTTCTGTTTCTCTACCTTCGCTATCAGCATAAACAGTCGGTTCTAAAAACAACACGTTAGCTTCCTTTTGTTTTCTAACTTCTACAGGATCTAAATTTAAATTACCTTTAATAAGTAACATAGCGTCATTTAAATCACTCATATAGTTAGCAGTATCTGATTCAGCATTATCATACAAATCAATTAAAGTGATTACTTTCTCGTAATCCCCTTTTCTTCTTTCGTTATTGCTAAATTCTGTAATAGGCATACGTTCGAAAGAGTGTGATTCAAAAACGTTTTCACGTGGTGTGAGCTTCAATCCATTTGTTCTACTGGTAAGATATCTATAAACACCGTGAGAAGTAAATAAATCAACTGTAAACACTTCATCTTCGTCAGTCTTGTCTATTGGTTTAGTTCTTAAATATCTAACGCCTACGATACTATTACGTTCAATTGTATTGTCGTATATGACAAAAGTACTCATTGCATCACTCTTGTATAAACGCGTTTCATCATCTTGGTTTCTAATCATTAATTCATAAGCTTTACCATAAATTGACAAATCTAATCCTAAAGATCTATTGTGCGACTCAACATCATTCAAATCATTGAACGCCTCAATAGCTTCTAATACATCTTTGTCATCATCTTGATATTGAATTGGATTACCTAAGAAATAACCGTTAATAAAATCACTAATATAAGATGCGTAATCATGCGCTACACGGTTATCTGCCATGTACTCTTCTTTGCGTCGTGTTAACTCAACCAGATTCTTAGTTTTACCTTCGTAGTAATCACTCAACACTTTTAATCTAGGTCGTTGGTAATCCATGTGATGTTCAATGTATTTACTTACTTCATTAACGTTTTGTAATAAATCGGATTCCGTCCCGTCATATGTGTAAACAACATTGGCTTCATCATTAAATAAGTAATTTATGTTTCCCCGTAGATCTGTATCTGTTTCAAATTCGTTTACTTTTAACATTTGTTCCCTCCTATAATCCTAGAGATTTTATTGTGTCAACTTTCGAACTGACATTTGTGCGTTTTCTAACCGGTCTGTAGAATCGTTCCACTGAATAACGCAACGAATCGATACAATGATTGTATGTATCTACTGGTTCATTGGTATATTCACCTGTATCTTTGTCCTTTTGCCATGTGTAGTTGTCAAACTCTTCAATAGTCTTGAAACAACGTTCATCAACAATGATTTCAAATTGCATTAAGAATTGTAACCCTTGTACAACCGAGCCCTTCCCTTTTTTGGTTGGTAAAATCCTTTTAAGCCCTAGATTCCTTAATTCAGCTATACTTTTTTGTTCTGCACTATCTGCTGTAATTTCTTCTTTAGCATAACCAAGTTGCTTTATGACATTAGCTATTTCATCATTCAGCATACCTTGTTTAACATACTCTTCAATGATGTATAACTTCTTTTTCTTTACATCTATTTTAGAATGTATAAAAGCACTAGGATCATTAACGTAGCCAAAGTCCAATCCAAAATAAGAAGGTAAATGTCTTAACTCATCTTTATTTATTAAACGTTTTTCATACTTAGGGAAAACCAATTTGTCTAGTGTAGCAAATTCACCTAACGCATAAATTTTGTAATATGCTGGATTACGATTTGCTAACAACTCTAAGTTTTGTCGTGTCATTTCATCAAGAAACTTATTATCTCGATAACTAGATTGTCTAATCATGACATTTTCCATTGGTTCACCATGTTCAAAGAAATACTTATAAACCCAATTCAGTTTAGATACTGGGTTAAACATCAAAAATATTTGCTTATTCACGTGTTTACGCTCCCTCAAACGCAACGTTAATTGCGTGTAATCATTTAGTGTGAATTCAGACGCTTCTTCCATGACTATGTCTGATATGCCTTTTATCGACTTTATTTTCTCTGGGTTATCTAATCCTTTAAACAAAAAAACTGCGCCGTTTGGCAATTCAACTTTGTTATCAGTCTTATTCCAAAGGCACATGTCCCAAATACCGAAGTTTATCAAACAATCTTTGACATCTTCGAATAAACTATCTTTAATTGTTGATTGGACTTTTCTAAGCCATAGTATACGCCTAGGATATTTCCAGTCTTGCAATGCTTTAAGTACAACTTTTTGTATAACGCCGTGAGACTTACCACTTGAACCGCCACCATAATGAACTTCAGTGAAATTATCGTAATTGGTTAGTATTTCGAATATGTTTCTATTGAAAACATTAGACGGTTTCTTAAAATTTAATTTAACCTTCGTCATCGTACTCACCAATATTAATTTCAATATTCTTCTGAGTAATTTCTTTTTTATCGATATACGCACCGTGAACTTTTAGTATATGGTCAATAGATCTCTGACGCTCTTCAAATGTTGGCGTGATTGTGTAAGTAACCTCTTTTTCCACTTCGTCGTTTAAATGGTCATATTTCTTACTGTAAGCCTCTTGAGGTTCTCCTCTAGCAATAGAAGCAGATAACGCTAAAGCTTCTGTAATACTCATTAAACGCTCTTCTTGTATCTGTTCTAATCGTTCTTTAATATATTCCGAAACATTAACATTTCTTAACAATCGACTTGCTAAAGACTCTGCTGTTTTCTTACTATAACCTGCTGTAATTGCTGCTTTTTTACCATTACATCCATTCATTATATATTCATCTGCGAATCTCTTTTGTTTTTCGTTCATTTCATTTACCACCAACTCTCGCGCTATACGCTTTTTAAAATTAAAAAAGGGATTGGCTATAATCAGCCAACCCACATAGATCCTTTATTCCTAATTGCGATAAGGGAAACGCAGTAAGATAATCAATATCCTACACTATCATAATATCTCATTTTAGGTATCAAAAACTGCCACTTTACTGCCAATTTCACTCTTCCCCTAACTCTTCCGCCAATCTAGATATGATTTTCCTTTTGATTCTATGAGCAGTTCTATCAGAAATGTGTATGTCATCACAAACTTTCACTAACTCCTTTTTATTAAAATAATACTCTTGAATGAACTCGCGTTCTTTCCTACTTGATGTGTTGATTATACGTTCAATTGCACTCTTAAACTCGAGGATTTTACCTCTTCGTATACTACAAAGATAATTAGTTACTGCCATTTCTGTTTTCGATGTATTAGACGGTACAAACTCCCCGCCTATATTTGTATCTGTTGGAATCCACGGTGTCATTATTTCACTTCTTAAATCTTCGAGTTGCTTATGATAATTAGGATAATCACACAACTCATCTTCTAACTTTCGAACTGTTGATAATTTTAATCCGTATTTCTTTTTAGTCATGAATACCCTCCGTACAAATATGTTTAATCTTCAAAGTGTCTCAATCTACTTCTTAATATCTCTATCTCTCGCTCTTTAACTTTCACATCGCCTTTTAACTGTTCAGCTTGCAACATTACACCAAACAATAAGATGACTAGTAATATAATTGCTATGATGAACCACATCATCTATTCAATCACCTCTAAATTCGGCTTATATTTTAATACACGACCACTCAGAAATTCAGCATCTATTTTAGTTAAAAATAAATTGTCATATGATTTAGCTTCAAAAACATTGCTAGTTGTAGTAAGTGTTATCATTTTCGAAAATGCTCCTGTATATTCTTCTTGTAAATACACACCATCATATAACTCAACAATATATTCGATTGGTCTGTTTTCTTTCTTATAATTTTCAAATAATTTTTCATTCCTTTTTATGTCATGCTTTAATTCATCAATCTTCTCCCTCACTTCAATTTTGTCTGTATATATTACATAAAGTAATGTAATTAATATAAGGATACCGATAGCAACTATTTCCCACATCATCTACTCTGACACCTCCGCCCTCATCAAATCAGACTGATCACTAAACTTTGCGAAGTCACTCGGCTCCTCTACATCATCATTAGCCGTCATCATAATATATACTTGCTCCGTTACATACTTACCTAGCTCATACATTGCTAGTAAGAATATTAGTCTTAATATTTGTTTAATCATCATTGTCATCTCCTGTATCAATCAAAAAAAGTACCTGTCTCAACATACTCTTTAACTGTTGTTCATTTAGACTGGCTAACATAGGGCTGTAAAATTCACTATCTTCATCTTTAACAGTTTTAATAAAACAGCCTTCAATCTCAGCTTTTTCTTCTGGCGTTCCATTTTTATACGTCTTAAATACCTCGGTGTGCTTTTCTGGTAATTTCATTTTAGGTGTATTAAACATTATTATCTCCCCTCTTTAATGATTTTATTTCTTTTCGAACAAAGAACCTAATACTTCTTCACTAGGTCTTTCGAATAAGGTCACTTTAGAATTATTAGTGTAGTAAACAATAGGTGTATTTTGTGCCTCGTACTTCTCTTTCGCTTCTTCTTTACTCTCTGCCTCAACGACTGTAAACCTTTGATTACTCTTAGCTTTAGTTATGTGTGTATGTTTACGTCCTGTTGAATCTTTGAATGTTGTGACTAAGTATTGCGTCACTTCCCCAAAACCTCCTTAACTCGATCTAAGATGTCTTTACACTCCGCTACTTCCGAAGCCTTTTGCTCCACGTTCTGAAACACTTTCGAATTCCTCCACTTGCTTTAGTTCCGGTGTCCATATAGGCACGATAACCAATTGAGCTAGTTTATCGCCTTTGTTGATTTGGTAAACTCTTCTTATGCCTCTTCCATCTTGTACATAGTTACCTTTTATATCTAAAATGCTTATTAATCCATCTTCTAATTCAGCGTCTATATCATCATATAAAAAGGGTATTCCATCACGTTCTTCATCATTCTTGATATTAATCCCTAAATTGCCATGATATCCCGCGTCTATCTTGCCTGTTTCAATCACTAAATACGTTTTACTACTTACACCACTACGACTAGTTAATAGTCCGACATAGCCCTCTGGTATACTCACAGCTACATCTGTTTTGATCACTGCTTTTTCTTGTGGTTCGAGTACGACAGTTTCAGCTGAGAATATGTCATAACCTGCATCCGTCTTATGATTTCGTTCGGGCATTCTAGCATTTTTTGATAATAGTTTTACTTGTAATGTGTTAGTCATTTTCCTATTCCTCCTCATATTTATAGACAACTTGACCCGTCATAATCCCTACTGCTTCATCAAGTTCAATATCTTCTTTGAGTGCATCTTGCATAGCATTAGGTAAACCCTCAAGTATTTCATCAAACGCTTGCGCTTTCTTATACACGTCTTCAACCTCTTTTAGTAACCCCTCTGTGTCATTACCGTTATACGCACTAGCACTAATAACGGACTGTTCGATTTTTTCGCGATTATTCATTTGTGTCATCCTCCATAAAAATTTTATTGTTTAATTCCATTCCGAATTTAACTCTTTCATCATCGTTACCGAATTTGTTTATTAAATCTCTTTCAACGCTCTTGCAATACCTATCCCATGCGCTTGCTTTCTTCTCCAGTTCTTTGTTACAATCTCGTAACTTCGCTATAACCCCAATAAGCTCATATCGTTGCTTCTTGTACTCATCACGTTGTTTTCTCATCTTCTTCAACCTAGCGTCCATTACACCTAGTTGGAACCCTGTTTCATAGTTCATTCTGTTACCTCCAATAAATGTGATGATTCAAATATGTTGCCTTTAACCTCACAGTCATATCTAAGGAAGGATTTTATGTCTATATACTCAAAGTAATCATTTTCGGAGACTGCGCCCTCAAACATAAAATCTTTTAATTGAATACCATTTACAACATCAATAGATATTACTGCTCTATTAATTGTTCCTATTACAGATTCATCGTCTGGCATCTCTAATATTTCATCTTCAAACTCAACTATATCTCCCGCATATATTTCGTTGTTGTTTTTGTCTTTAAGTCCTGTACTTTGCATAAGTTCTACATCTTTAAAATCTCTTGCATGTATTAAAGCTTCTGCTTCCGCGTAGTTTTCATAGTGAACTTCAGTCTCAATGAAGTCGAATCCTACAACATCGTGTATTCTTCCTGTATATTTGTCCCACACTCGATATTTCGGCATCATACTACTACCTCCACTTTTTCGACCTCTATGCTTGCAGTTTTAATTCTCATCATTTTCATCTCCTGTATCAATCAAAAAAAGTACCTGTCTCAACATACTCTTTAACTGTTGTTCATTTAGACT